GGGTTCACGCTGGGGACGCTGCGGGATCGGAGGAGCCTTCTTCTCTTCAGTGGCAGGCATAGAAGTAGGACCAACAACGTCCTTGCCGTCCTTGGTCAGAATGCCACGGCCAGAAGACATGCCACCGCCGTTTTGTTTGGCAGTGCGACCACCCTTCTTGTAACCGGGGTCAGGTGTAACACCCTGTCCATAATAACGATCTGGCACTTCGTCTGGGCGAGTTCCCATTTGACGTTCAATGTTTGCCAAAGTGCTTTGACGCTTAGCAATGGTTTCTTCCATGCTTTCATCGCGGTTGATGCCTTTAAAACGCTGGGCAGCAACACGGTTATACATGCCACCGCCACCCTGTTTCTCGGTGCGGCCACCCTTCTTCATGCCACCAACGTGCTTAATGCCTTCACGCTCTTCGTTGGCATCCTTCACGTTGCGGTTGATCTTGGCGTTCATCCACTCTTTGGCTTCAGTGGAGCCACCCGACTTACGCGGGGCGCGGCCCATGTTGCACTTGGCTTTTTCGCCTTCAACCTTGCCACCAGCCTTGAATGCACGGCGGCTGATCGGACGCATTCCGGTCTTAGCCGTAGTGTTCAACGGCTCCGGGGGAGACCAAGTAGACGAATCTACCTTCTGATGCGGATCAGCAGTAGTCAGGCTTTTGGCCTTTGCTTTCATGGCCGCGCGGGCCTGTTTTGCCATGTCAGACATGATGGCTCCTAGCTAGGTTAATCCGGGCGTCCCCGGAGGCGTTTGCCTTCATTTACAATACCATAAACTGGGTGCTTTCCGATAGCGCCACATTTGGCACGACCGGTTTGCATCGTTTTACGGTACTGAGATATCCACTTCGCGAGGTCAGCCGATGGCGCACCAACGCGGCCCATGATCAATCCAGTGGTTGGATCAACATAGGTATTCGCGTCACGAAGCTTTTGACCGTAACCCCACTGCGCAATTCTAACGCTGTTGGAATCTCCACCAACAAACGCGCCAGGATACCGTTTTGCAATGTCCTGTGCTGATTGGCGTGTCAGATGCAGCGGGTCTTTTTCCTCATAACGTGGCACTTCATATTGAATTCCACGCTCTTCCGCGAACGACCGCAGCGCCTGACTGACAGGAGCAAACCGCTTATCGGCAGGGTTTGGGAGAACAAATACAGGCGTCATGCCCATGCTTGTCGCATTTGCATAGACATCACGCGCCGCAGATATTGCAGATTGCGGATTGCGATAGTCGTTAGTTCCAAAGGCAAATACGCCATAACGCTGATCGCGAGGCTCCTCGCGCACGGGCGCAGGCTCAGGCGCACGAACCTCTTCTTTGCGTTGCGCAAAGAGTGATCCTTCCGCAGGACGCGCAGCCGCCTGCCAATCAGTTCTTTCTGGCGCGGTAAGATCAAGCGTGTACTCAGGTGTGCCACCGGCTTGATAACCAATGCGACCACCATCACGATATTGACCAGCAAGTTGTTCGACAGCTTGTTCAAGCGGAAGATCAAGCAGGCTTACAGAACCACCGTCAGCTTTATGCCGTGGTTCAATAAAGCCGCCGCGCTTTTCTCCGCCGCCGCCACCATCGCCACCGCCGCCGCCGTCTCCTCCCCCACCATCACCACCACCGCCATCTCCACCACCGTCTCCGCCGCCGCCATCACCGCCATCGCCACCATCACCACCCCAGCCGCCGCCATCGCCGCCCCAGCCGCCGTCACCACCCCAACCACCATCACCGCCATCGCCGCTACCGCTATCACCGCCGTAACCGCCATCGCCGCCGCTATCACCCCCGCCGCTATCACCACTAGAATCTCCGGCAGAATCCCCACCAGACTCTGATCCCGAATCACTGTCTCCATCGCCATCGCTATCCCCAAAGCCACCGCCTTTGCCGCCAAACGCACCTGCGCTGCCGAAACCTTCTGATGGGTCAGAGCTAATAGAGAAATCACCCAAGTTGGCTGATGCTGCGGGTCCTTCCGGTGCAGATGGAGGTGCGGGAGCATTTGCCGCGCCAAAGTCATTGTAATTCCCGACACCAGCATAAGTGTCATTTAGCGGCCCAACGGATGTGCCCCACATATCGCTACTGCCGTAGCTCAATCCGTTTTGAGCAGTTGAGACATCGGCCCCGCCAAGAGGACCGCCAATGCCACTACTTGAAACGTCAAACCCGCCCATACCTCCAACGCCACTACCAGCAGGTCCTGATTGCCCCATCGTGCTGGTTGCGCCGCTGAACCCCGCCAAAGACCCAGCAGGCACTGCGTCCTGTTCCGTAGCTTGTTGCGAAGAACGATCTACAGCAGTTGGCATTGGCACAGATGTTTGTGCCGGTTGTGATTGCGCAGGCGCGGCTGTCGTTGAAGATTTCTCGTAGCCCGTAGCCGATGACTTTGGCGCAGGATTAGACCCAAACACCATGCCGCCGACAGTCGGGCCACCCAATACGCCCGAAACTGTATTAGCCAGCCCAAGGCCAGGAACAAATCCAACAGCAGCGTTCAACGCGGTTGCGGCTGGGTTTGCTGCCATGTCAGCTAGTTTATCGGTGATAAAGTTCCCCTGTCCTTCTGGGACATCTGGCATGTCGGGGCCATCGCCAACAGTACCGTCACCACCACCGCCAATGATGGGACGCGGCCTAATTCTTTCTTCTGGCTGACCACCAACTGCAAAGCCCGGACGCACATACTGGAACGCTTGCTCCAACGGCATATCCATAAGGCTGCCAGTCACTTGGCCGCCATCAGCACGCTCAACCGGCTTATCAAACAGTGTCACTTCAGCCGGGCGCATGACAGTTTCTGGCATGGGCTCTTCACGCGGAGGGAGAATGCTTTCACGTTCTCCATAGCGGAACTGCCGCATGATCTCGTTTTCTCCCGCATTAGCAGGATTGGTCGAGTACATGTATGTCGCTGCCGCCTGATATGGCGTGCGCTGCGATGCAGAAAATACGGCAATATCTTTTGCAATATCTGCTGCTGTCTTGGCTCGCTCTGTGTACAGTTCACGGCTTGGACGCATCCCAGATACAACCGGGTCCGCCAATGCAAGCGCACGGCGGATCAGGTCATCACGCAAACTGTACTTTTGATCAGCCATAATCGCCTCTTAACGGCGGGAGAGCATCATGTGAATGATCTCAAGAGCCTTGTGCAGTGCTGCTTCTTTGCTGGGCTTGCCGTTTGCTGCCCCGCCAGAGGCACGCTCTTCGGGCATTTCACGACGAGCGCGATCAGCCGCACGCAGGTTCATAAGGTTTGAGCCGTACTCGTCACCTGAACCCTGCATTTCCTGCGCACGCTCATAAAGCTGACGAGAAGATTCACCCTCAAGATAACGAGGATCATAAATCTTGCTCATGGCGCGGGAAAGAATACCGGGTTCTTCGCGCTGCGGACGCTGCGGGATCGGAGGCGCAACACTCGCCGCAGGTGCGCGTGTTCCATATTTTTCCGTCAATGCACGTGCATCCACATCATCGCCGGTGTAAGTGGGGGCAACATTGCGATTGAATGCATTGAAACCGTACTGAGCCAGCAACGGCGCAGCGGATGTAACAGGAGCCGCCTGCTGACCATATGCTCGCATCAGCGCATCAGCATCTTCCTGTGTGCCAGTAAAGCGTGATGGAGGCTCTTCACGGTCACGCATAGAAGCTGCACCCAAGCCAGCAACAACAGGTGCTGCCGCGCCAGCCTGAGCAAGACGCTGACCGGGCGTAAACCCTTCAAGCTTCTGCATCTGACCGCCAGGACCACGCACCGACATCGGATACCCTTCCGGGCTCATCGCGCGGCTCTTTTCAAACAGATAGTTGATGCCTGTAGGAGAACGAGCCGGATTGCCGTCTACTTGGCTGAACCGCTTGCCCATCTGTTCAAACGGATCGGTGTAGTCATAGCGCAAAGGCTGACCACCGACTGACTGAGGATAGCCGGTGCGGGGATCAAGCACACGCTCTTCACCATACTTAGACTGAAGCACCATACGCTCATTGGCACTTACCGGTCCTTGACCAAATGCCGGCGCACCCTTGGGCATCGACATATTGTTCGTGAACTTGTTGTAAGCATTTTGCAGAGCGTTTGCTTCTGCATTGATTGCTGCAAGCTCTTCAGCAGAACGAGCCTTAGCCGCGCGTGCGCCAAGATCGCGACCTGCTGCTTCAAAGTCTTCAAACGACTTGAAACGAGAGAACCGCAAAGCGTTGGGGACGCGGGCTGTTGCTAATGCGCGGGCCGCATCTTCAGGATCGGCACCACGGGCGGCACGCTTCAGGGCAGCAGCAATTCCTTCCATCACAGTTCTCCGGTCTTCGTGCCATCAAGGGTTGGTTCATTGCCCTCAAGACGATTGATCATGTCTTGGCTTAGAACGTCATTTGCAATCGGCATCCCCTGTGGATTGCGGATCAGTTCTTCGGCCAATTTGATTGCAGCCAAACGCTCGCGGCTTTCGCGATCACGCTTGCGGTTTACAGCATCAAGCATGGCATCATGCCCGCGCTGTTCAATTTCCATTTGCTGCAATTGAAGTTGCGCCATCTTGGAAGGGTCGCCGTTCATGCGGCCCGCTTCCATTTCCAGTCGGGCGCGATCCATTTCAATCTTAGCTTGCGTTTCTTGCGCACGGGTCTGGCTATCCAGCATACGTGCTTCCGCCGAAATCTTATCGTTCTCCATGTCAGCCATGGCCTTGATAAGCTCTGGCGGGGGCTTGCCCTGCGCAGATGCGGGCACCATGAACTGAGCCGGGTTTGACCAGCCAAGCGCCTGAAGAGCCGCTGTATCAACAGCAATCGGGTCATACAAAGACGGATTGCTGGATGCCAACTGCTTTAGAGCCAACACCTTCATCAGACGCTGGGTCTGTGATGCAGTGTTGGGGTCAGCCATAGGCACAAAGTAATAGTTATCCAGCGCATCCGTGAAGGTCTTTTCATCCCACGGGAAGGCTGGCTTGCGGTTCTTGATCCAGAAGCTATCTGGATGTTCGCGGAAGCATTCGGTCAGAAGCTCAAACTCTTCAGCCTGCGATTGATGCAGGCGCTTATGAACGGAGTTTAAAATCTTCTGCGCCTGTTCAATCATAGCCAGTGTAGTGCCGACCGGAGCATCCGGCTTGCCTTCTGTCACCATGACTTCAGACGTACCGCCAACGCGCATACCCGTGTCAGCCATCTGGGTAACAAGGTTCATCAATGCGCCTGATGGTTCCTTATAGGGCAGCGGCATGATGGCTTGGGTCAACGGCATGTTGCCAGTCTTGACCAGTGCTGCCCCGCCAGGGGGAACGCGGAAGATGTTGGTGTTTTGCCTTGCACCCGTGTCTGCCATGAGGAAGCCGGGGAAGTTGTTATACATACCGGCGTCCAGCAACTCGCGCCACGCAGCCGTGATGGCATTCGTGGTGTTGCCAAGGATGTGCAGCAAACCAATGTCGTAGAAGCCCATGCCGGGGACAAAGGTGTACTTCACAAAACGCTTCTTGGCGGTCGGCAGTTCCTGATCGTCTTCGGCATAGTTGCGAACAATCGACAGGATCGTGCGGGACGACTTATCAATCGTGACGATGTACGGAATCTCAAGGCCGGTGATCTTGCCTTTGTACTTGTGTTCAAAGCCCGGCAGATCGAGATCGCAATAGACTTCGTAGATTTCGCGGTCGCGATCTTCGGGGTTGAATGTCTCGTCAGTGATGCCCTGCTGGGCGTTTTTCTCGCGCTGCACTGAATCCAAGTCAGGCGCTTTTGGCGTAGACAGGTCAATATCGCGATACACACCAAGGATTTGCAGGCGCTTAACGGTGTTAGGCGTCATCATCACGCGGTGTGTGATGCGCTTGGCGTTGCGCAGGTCTGTCGCGCTGTTGGTCACGATCAGATCGTTTGCATCAACCGTCTCAGAGACCGGACGATTGCGCAGCGGGCAGTAGTAGACCTTTTTGAAGGCTGTACCGCCGAAACCAAGCATCAACAGCATACGATCCGTGTCGGGATAGTATTCTGTCGCTGTCGCAGTGAGGTAATGGTTGAGGTCTTTCTGCAACGCATTTGCAAGTTGGTCATCTTGCAATGTGGGATTGTTGTTGTCGTTGCGAATTTTGACCGGGCCATCGGTCGGCAGAAGCTCTGAACGGGCATTGGCTTGGAATCGCAACACGGCTTCGAGAAGAAGCGGGTGGCGAACCTTGCTCATGCCTTCAATGGGGGCTCCATCAGCAGAACCTTGCAGGCCGGGGATTTCAATCTTGAGGCCAAGGAGCTTGATGCCTTGTGCGCGATCTTCGATCCAGTCACGGCGGCTGTCGATATCATCACGAATCCCACGCAGAAGGTCTTCTGCAATGGTTGAAAGCTGCATTTCGGAGATATCTTCGACAAGATTGCGATACCAATCGTTTTCGTCGCGTTCTTTCTTGTCTTCGTAGATTGATTTACCGTCAAGCGAGATGGTTACGGAGCCATCTGGGTGTTCAATCTCAAGGATTGCACCGTTTTCGTCGGTTTTTGCGATGTCTGAGCCGTCATCAATGACTTCAACGATGACTTCTCCATCGCTTGGAGCCTCGGATTGGGGCTCAACAAGCCGCAGATTGGGCATAAGGCCAGGTGTCATCGCCATTATGGCTGTTCCTTCGTCAAATCCAGCTTCTCCATCTCTTTGACGAAGCGCCGGATGCCTTCTTGTGCGGCCATTGTATCGTTTTTTGCCATGATTTCATAGACTCGCACGTAATCATATGGAGCCTTGCCCCATACTTCGACGCGAAAGTTGCCAATCCGCACTGGCGTGGCCGGCTTGATGGCATCAACGATAGCACTTGCAAGAATTTGGGGCATTTTGGACCTCTAAACCGCGCCAGTATGATATCAGACTGGGTATAGCGGGGTAAACTCGTTGTTTCCTCTGAAGCGAAGGGCGTCTTCTGTCTCGGCTCTCCACTCATCTGGCCGCAGGATAGCGCCGATATCGCGCAGATGCCTCATAGCCATGGAGACTGTATCCACCAAGTCGTCATGTTTGCCCTTGGGAAAGGTGCCAACTTGGGTGATGACCATCTCAGCCCAGTCATAGTTGGGTGCAAAGATCAGTCCTTCGGCAAAAAGATGCTGGACGGAGTAGAGCCTCGCCAGCTTGTCTTGGCTTTTAGGGTCAAACATGCTGACCCCGAACCGTTCATAGCCGTACATG